TTTGGTGGATAAAGGTTTGGACTTGGCCTTTTGCTTAGCATTTATCGAATCTGGTAGAGGCGGAAATGGAAGACGAAATAGCTCCGGAGTGACCCCATTGCTGTATGCTTGCGCAAACAAAATGACAGAAGTTGCATTGGCACTTTTGAGCAGAAACGACGCAAGCCCCCATAAGGCATTGAACGGTTACACTGCATACCAATTTGCAGTGCAAAATGGAATGCATGAGGTGGCAGATAAACTAGAAACGTTCGACGTAAATACATTTGGAATAATTCGGACATCTCCGCTTCTTTATGAGATGCATCGTCCTCGAAGTGAGAGGGACGTGGAAAAAATCATGGGAATGATTGAGGAGGGAACGGACACCATGTTTATTGACGAGGATGGAAAAACAGCACTGTATATAGCTATTGATGAAGACATGCGAGAAGTAGCTTTGGCCATCCTTGCAACAGGAAGGGCAAATCAGGGAGTCATACCTGAAATTGATGGACCCACTGCATTGATGTTAGCATGTGCAAAGGGCGACATTGAGATTGCCATGAGAATTCTTGAAACGGGTGAGTCAAATTGGCGATATTATTTTGATGAAACAAAACCCTCATACAAAGTATCTTATTCAGCACTGTCAATTGCTAAAAAAAAAAATATGCAAGATGTCGTGAATGCCATCGAAGCTTTGAAGTCTATACCGGTGAAAATTGATATATCTACAGAGGGCTTTAGCGTTGCAGAAGGAGAATACGTATCCATCAATGAGTTTATGCAAAACGAATATCATTTGTGTATTGAATTCAATGGCAAGTGCTATCTCGTTCGGCTCGAGGATATTCTGCGACAATTTCATTACAAAGGACGTGTGCGTAATGTGGCTCCTCCAGGAGCTTCTGAACCTATATGGGAAGTAGACCCTTGTTACTACAAATATAGATGTATACGAACTGGTGATACTAACTACAATGAGAAAGGCAAAAGGATAAGCTTTAATTATGCGAACAAAGACATAAATGCAGCCTCTATTCCAGACAGGGGTGAAAATGGTGCAGACCCATTTTACCCAGATGACCCCGAACACGATGAACATGAACGTTACGTGAGGTTGAGAAACGAAGGTTCCATCCCAAGTATATTGTATTACTCCCTGACGTCTATTATAGGATTGCCTGTTCTTGTTATCTTTACAACGCTTGAGAAATGGGTAGGAAGATTATTAGAAGGCAGGGGACATAGATACGTGAAATTGATGAAGATGGGATTTCAAATACCTGGTATTATATCGAAATATTATCGTCAAGGTGATATAAGTGCGGACCACTGCCAACCTGGTCCACCCATCGACGTATACGATATTGTACCAGCTGAACCAGTGAATATGAACTTGAAGCGGAAGCAATTAGGACTCGATGAAGGCCTAGAAAAAGAAGACCTGGAAGAAGAAGAAGAAGAAGAGCAACAAGCAAAAAGACAAGTCGTACCAGTCGTAAACGTAAGGGTGGGAGAAGTGAATTACAAATTTGATATGAGTGAAATACGGGATAAGACAGTTGGTGAGTTAAAAGGTCTACTATTGAGACAACTGGGACCAGAATATGCTGGTGATATTACAAATGTGCGCTTTATTTATGGAGGAAAAGTTCTCAAAAACGAAGAACAGGTGAACAATTTATCGAATAATTATCCTATCACCATACAAGCACTTATTCCAAAAGGTGGTACAAAAACAATAAGAAGAAAGCACAACAAGGCAAAGCGTACAAAAAAGGTTATACGTCGCAAGAATATCACTCGAAAAAGGCGATGCAAAAAGACCCAAAGAGTCTATAAATAATGCTAAGTAATGCTAAGTAATGCTAAGTAATGCTAAGTAATGCTAAGTTAGATATACAATGACTGATTGGTTACCACATATTTCAATGTCATATGCGGTATCTCACGCAATTTGCTCAAGAGAGAAACATCTCTCGTCATCTCCGCTACTGTCTCCAATTCACTGGCTACATTATTCACTTTTAGCATCGCCTTGACAAATTCGCCTAAAAAGATTTCTTTCGTAGAGGCCATGCTCTCCAAGACATGTTTGCTGTCCTCAACACTTTCGGCATCACACCACCATTCGGTATAGGGCAATAAGTCATATTGTAGGTCATACTCAAAGGAGGTTCCCACGTTTCTCTCTATTTCCATGTCCTGGAATCGATGATACATGGCGAGTACCTTGTCGACACTTTCGTTGACGGATGGGTCATCGGATTTGGGCACAATGTCTCTTCGCTCCTCGCTAACGCGGATGTTGGTGAAGCAGCTGAATAGGGCGACCAATTGGCGGGACGTGAGAGCGGAGAAGAATCCTTGCATATGCAGTTGAGCAAAGGCCAAACAATGGGTCTCGCGAATCTGGGAGGCCACTTTTCCCAGCAAGGTGAGGGTACATCCGTCTGCGTCGACAAATCCCTGCTCCTGCAACACGGAGAGAACGCGCTGAGTGCCCGATGCAAAATAGGTGCGTAAGTCCTCTCGTTCTTGTAGGAGCTCTTGTTTTTCTTTCTCCTTTGCGACGAGGGCTTGGTAACTCTTGCTGTCTTGTTCGATGAACTTATAGGTGTCAAGGATTTGCTGCAACTGACGGTCGATGTCCTTGCGTTTTTTGTTGACGGCATTTGGGCGACTGGTTTGCAGAGCAAGATAGGTCTCTATGGTTTCCAACGGTGTTCGGGCAACCAGAGCGGGCTGTTCCTGCAATTCCGTGATGCGCTGTTCCAATGCATTCGTTTGGCTATGCAACTCGTCGGTCACCATACTGCGTTCCATCAGCCGAAGGTCGCCAATTTGCAGCAAATTAAGCAGCAAATTATAGGACAGTTTGAATTTGGATGTGAGGCTCTGTGGTTTGCCCTTCATCATGGTCTTGTAGTTGACGGACTCGACGTCGCGGAACAAGTTGTTCAAGTGGATGACATGTCCGACTTTGTCAAGCCCCAAGCGCCCCGCGCGCCCAGCGGCTTGTGTATATTCGTGACCATATAAGGTGCGCACCATGCCGTCAGTGAACTTGCAGACATCCGTGAAAATCGTGGTTTTGACCGGCAGGTTGATACCGACACTCATGGTCTCTGTGCAAAAGAGCACCTTGATGAATCCACGTGCAAACAGCAGTTCGGTCATTTCACGAAGAATGGGCATCAGTCCGGCATGATGGACCCCGACCCCTTTGCGCAGCAATTGGACCGTGTGAACATATTCAGGCAGATGCAAGTACTCCTCGTAGTTGGGTAGTTTGCGTATAATTTGCTCGCATTCGCGGTCGACGGTATAAGGGACCTTGCTGTCGAACTCCAATAAATTGGTGGTCAATTCGTCGGCGCATTTCTCCAGCTGTTTGCGCGAAAAGACGTAGCACAAGGCAGGCAACATTTCTTTCTCGACCAAGTATTCGGTCACCTTGTTGAGGACATGCTGGCGTTTGATGCGGATATCGTGTTGCTCAAATAAGTCCAGGGTTTTGGTCAGTTGTTTGTAGTGGGCGTCATGAAAAGCACCTTTTTCGTCTTGCAAAACGAGCGGCTCATTGATAGTGTGTTTGATTTCATCTTGGACAGTCTTGTCGCGGATGGTCTTGAACACTGTTTGACTGGCGGTGATAAAACCATAATGAATGAGTGGTACTGCGCGCACCTGTTTACGTGTGAGGTAGACCTCTTTCGAAGGGGGTGGTTCTGTGGTACGATTGCCTTTGGTTTCGAGCCAATGAGCGAATTTGACTGGGTCATCGAGTGTCGCAGACAAGCCGACCATTTGCACATGAGGTGGTAGCAACATGATGGACTCTTCCCAGGCATGCCCTCGGGACTCATCGGCGATGAAATGGATTTCATCAAAAACAACGCATCCTAGCTCACGTTCGAGGTCTATTTCAAATGCATTGTAGCTGCCGGAGGTGGCGCCTTTCAGTTGGTACAACTTGTTTAACAAAATTTCGGTGGTCATGATAATACAGTCTGCATCTGGGTTGCATTTGACGTCGCCGGTGACGATGCCCACACTGATGTGTGGATACTTTTGCGTAAAGGCATAGAATTTCTCGTTGGACAGAGCTTTGATGGGGCATGTATAGATGACCTTTTTGCCTCGGGAGTGGAGATGTTGGATAGCGAATTCGCCGCCAAAGGTCTTGCCGGACCCAGTGGGGCAACAGACCAGCACATGGTTGCCAGTCACGATGGCTTCTACGCACCACTTCTGGAAATCATGCAATTCATATGAGTAGGACTTGTAATACTCGGAGTACGCGCTTTCTCTCTCCTTGGGATACTGGTAAGAACAAAGTTGGACCATCGTTATAAGAATGTAGACCCAATGTTCTAAATTGTTTTGCCTGAATGTTTTAGAAAGTCTTTAAATAGGTTTGCCCTAAATATAATAAATTTTCCAAAGAATTTAAAGCGTGCCAAGGGCTTGCGCCCTACATGATGTAGGGGATTTTCGGTTTTTTTTGAAAAAAGTCGAAAAAAGTTTCCCTACACGTGTAGAGAAAAAATCATGTTTTTCGATTTGGAAAAGTATTTTGACTTTTTGATTTTGGACATTTTTAATGTCCATTTTTGGAAAACCCAAATATTTTATGGGAAAAAGAATCACGTGAGACCATAATGAAAAATTAGCGTCTGGTGACTGAAAATATTTTTTTCACTTTGTGACGATAAAATTTTTTCGTAAAAGTTTAGGAACTTTTTCTCGTCCTCTACTATAGAGGACAATGAATGACCAATTTAGTTCCAAAAAGTTCCATACTTTTGTTTGTAAAATATGTGACTATTCTACGAGTAGACAAAGTCAATATGAACGCCATCAATTGACCACCAAACATAAAAAAGAGACAGAATCGTTACCAATGGATGACAAGATAGTTCCGCTTGGTGGGTTTGTTTGTGAATGTGGCAAGGAGTACAAACATCGTCAAGGTCTTTGGAAACATGCAAAGTCCTGCGAACAAAAAAAAAGTTCCAACACCCCCGTCACAGAATCAAGTGAAACAGATATCAAAATCCTGACCAATCTCATCATGGAAATGATGAAGAAACAGAATGACTTTACCAATACGATGGTCGACTTTATAAAGACGAGTCAGCAACAGCAAGTGGTGCCTATTACCCACGTGAATTCGCATAACATGACGACGACCAACAACAACACATTCAATCTCAGTGTGTTCCTCAATGAGAAATGTAAAGACGCCATGAACATCAATGAATTTGTCGATTCCATACAGCTGGACCTCACAGACTTGGAAAGTGTGGGTAAGCTGGGGTTTATCGAAGGAATATCCAATATTATTGTGCGTAACTTGAAAGCGCTTGATGTAACGGAACGACCGATTCATTGTCCAGACAAGAAGAGAGAAATCATTTACATCAAAGACGAGAACAAATGGGAAAAGGAAGACGACGACAAGAAGAAGTTGAAGAAGGCTATCAAACGGGTCGCCTACAAGAACGAGAAGCTGTTACCTCAGTATAAGCAGAAGTACCCAGACTACAACGATTCCGAGTCAAAACGGTCAGACCAGTACAGCAAAATTGTGATTGAGGCACTGGGTGGCCAAGGTGGTTGCAATCCAGAAAAGGAAGAGAAGATTCTGAAGAAAATCACCAAGGAGGTGGTGATTGACAAGGCACATTTTAGCGCTCAGTAGGCACATTCTTTAAGTATGTTTAAGACATTATCATATTTTATGAAGTTTATGATATGTTTATGATATTTTTGCGATAAACATATAAATATAAGCTCTTTTAATATTTAACAATACATATGCCAATAGGTGATATTGACCATTCAAACACTGTGATTTACCGTTTATTTTGTAAAGATGCATGCATTACCGACGTTTATGTTGGGCACACTACCAACTTTACTCAACGAAAATACCATCACAAATTGTCCATAAAAAGTGATAAGAAATTTAAATTTTATGATGTAATTCGAAGTAACGGGGGATGGGAAAATTGGAAGATGGAGGAAATCGCACGTTATTGCTGTGCAAACGCAGTGGAAGCAAAGGAAAAAGAAAAACTACATTATCAGGAGTTGGTCGCCAAAATGAAAGCGCACGTTGATAAACCTGAGCTAAGCGATAATATAGATGATACTTCTAAGGAGATGGTCTCAATATTGGATTCTCAAAATTTTGTAAATATAGGTTCAAATCTTACCTCTCATACCAAACTTCAGAATGAGATTAGTTTTGGTGACATGAATCACAAAGTGTCTAAAAACACAACTCTTTGCAAATGTTCATGTGGGAAGAAAAATGGTGTAACAGACGTTGAAATATTGACAAATCTCATGGAGATAATGAAACAGAACATAGCACTCACTAACAATATAGTAGATTTATACAAGACCATCAAATGTCGGAAGTGATTCCGGTCTTTAAGTTGTTTTCATATATATTATACATTATCAACTTAAAGACCACCCACCATCCCCTTGGAAAAAAAATTGAAGAAATATACATTATGACAAACATAAATATAAACATACGTCCAACTATTTACTAATATCATAGAAAGATGAGTGAAGTATCCAACAAGGAGGCTCTCCGAGACAAAATCCATGAAATCCACAATTTCCTGCGCAACAATGGAGCGGGATACGGTATGAATGCCCTGAAGGTCTTCAACATTGTGTATGGATTGAAGAAAATCGAAGAGAACGGACTGTTAGACAAAGTGAACCTGAAGCGACCAGAATGCGAGTTTTCCTACTTGCTACACCTTGCCCATGAAGAGGAAGGAGAGAAATTAGCCCAACTGATTTTCAGCGACGTCTTGGACTCCATCAGTACCAGCGAACTACGGGAGCTCTTGTTCTATGAAATCCCGAAAAACATTCGCGGCAGCGTCTTCGTGTACCTGTTCAAGGAGATTGATAAAATTACCGTCATTGAGCAAACATGCAATGTCTTGCTTTCTGGAAAAATTTACGAATACTTCATTGGTCGTGACGAGAGTGCCATCAGCGAGCTGGGTGCATACTTCACGGACAGACATATCGTGGAGTATGTCTTGGGGAAATTGGACCCTTCCTTGGATGCAGACGGCACGGTGCCAACCATGGTGGACATGTTTGGCGGGTCGGGTGGCTTTACCACGGGCTACATCGACTTCTTGAACCGCAAATACCCTCATCAAATCGACTGGTTTCATGAACTGCGCAAGGTTTCCCATTTTGACATGAACGAAGATGTCATCAAATCGGCCGGACTGGAATTCTTCTGCTTGACCGGGGTGCTACCAGACATGAACAACCTCAAATACAAGAATTCCTTCACCGACGAGTTCAATGACCAGAAGTTCACGTATCCCTTGACCAACCCGCCATACGGAGGCGACCGCACCCGCAAATCGGACTCCAAAACCAAGAACGAGAAGATAAAGGAGTACATCAAGAAGGAACTGGAGACTCTAGAAGATGAAGCCATTCGAAAGCGCAGACAGAGCCAATTGAAGGTCATCGAACAGAGAATCAAACTCGAGAAGCAAGAGAATGAGAAGGCCAAAGTATGCGTCTCTTCCTGCAGTGCTCGTATTCAGACCTTCGCCTTGGAACATGGTCTCACTGGTAACGACAAGGAAAGTTGCTCCCTCATGCTGTTGATGGACATGTTGGCTCCTGGAGGCACAGCCATCGGTGTCCTCAAAGAGGGGGTTTTCTCCAACAAGTCCTACAAGGAACTGCGCAAATGTTTGGTCGAAAAATACTGTGTGCGAGAGGTGATTAGTGTCCCACAAGACCAGTTTGAGAACACGTCCACCAAAACGTCCATCGTGATCTTTGACCATCAAAGCACAGAACCCCATCCGAACCAGCTGGTCGTCTTCCGCGATTTGGTCGTTGAAAAGTGCACCGAAGACGTTTTTGACGAGGTGAATGGGCACATCGTGTTGTTGGAAAGCGTGGGGGACATCATCGGTATCCAGGATACTCTCGTGGCAGAGGCTTCCATCGAACAGATAGTGGCTCACCCAGTGTGCTCCCTCAGTGGCAAAGAGTATACCAAGAGAGAGATTGTGGCAGGCGATGGGTTCGTATTGAAGAAACTAGGCGACATGGCCAAGTTGGAGAATGGCAAACAATTGGACAAGAAAAACATTGTAGAGGGGACGTATCCAGTGTATGGAGGTGGGCTTGCACCCGTTGGCTTCCACGACAGCTTCAACAGTGAAAACTGCACCATCGTTGCTGGAACAGGCAATTGCGGGTTTGTTCAGTTTGATAGTGGCAAATTCTGGGCTTCGCAATGCTTTACGATTAAATCGTCGAACGAAGAGTTGAACAATTACCTTTTCGTGATTTGTAAAGCGTTGGAACATGTCTTCAAAGAGAGCCAGGGTGGGTCGGTGCAGAAATTTATTCGCGCCAACCAATTCAAAGAGATGCTCATACCAGTGCCTGTTTGCAATCGAACGATGCAAGAGTGGGTTGAGAAAATTTCCGGACCTTATTGTGAAAGAAATGCCAAACTCAGCCAAATTGCCGCATTGGAATCATGTGTTCAATTGCGCATCAAACAACTGGCGGAGACGGAACCATGTGATGACCATGGGTTTGACGAAGTGTGCTCTACAAAAAAGGGAAAGCAATTGTCGAAAGACAAATTCAAATCAGGTCCTTATCCAGTGATAGGAGGCGGTGTCAAGCCTGCTGGCTACCACAACGAGTACAACTTCGAAAAGAATACCATCTTGTGCTCTGCATCGGGCACTGCCGGACATATCAGTCGCTATGGAACCCCTATTTGGGCTAGTGATTGCTTTGCCATCTTTCCTCAGGACGGTGTCGTGACCAATGACTACCTCTATTACACCTTGCTGGCACAACAAGAGGAAATCCTGGCGCTGAAACGCGGGTCGGCTCAACCACATGTGTATGCAGCGGATTTAAGCACCAAACTGCGAATCAAGGTACCGAAGGACAAGGAACGCATGCAGGAGTTGGAGCCTTTGTTTCAAGAAATCGATGCCCTGCAACAGGATGTCAAGCGAGCCAATGAACAATTTCTGCACCAACTGAGTGCGTTACGTACCCAATCCATTGTTTCAGCAAAGGATGAGCTTCCTGTGGAGGAGGAAGTACCAGTTGTCCCAGAGAAAAAGAAGCGCATTGTGAAAGTCAAAAAGGCGACTTAACTCTCTTCTAACTCATTTGATTTATAAATTTGATTTGATTGTAAAAAAAAAGAGATAAATTTATGTTTTTTTTTACAAAATAAAATATTCGCACATTTCAACGTCTTCTGTATACACCAAATTCCAACTCTCGGATAATATTGGTAAAGTCTCGATAAAAGTCCGCCGGTTCTTTGGGTAGCACATCGTAGAGCGCACATGCTTGCATATACCCATCAAAAGTAGTGATTTTCTTGCTTTGGCAAAACGTTTGCCACTCTTTTTTAGTGGGAAGAAACCTGGTCGTGTCAACGCCCATGAAATCATACCAGTTGGTCCACACGCCTCTGGCCTTGAAGTGCTCTTCCGGATTTTCAATGAAGTGGGCATGTCGGCTACGTAACCGAACATATTCTCTCCTCGACAGAATACCCAACCCAATATTGAGTGACCGAACATAGTTAAACTCTTCTTGTGCCTCCGTACACCTCGTTCCCAGGGCCTTGCTGTAACGTAAGCGTATCTTGATTTTGTCCAATTCCAAGGGACTCTCCTCCAGCGTGCCATAATAGTCACAATCATACTCCTCCTCTTCTTCTTCCTCGGTTCGTTCTCTGGTTTCTCTCCTCTTTGCCAGGGACACAATCATTTTCTGCTCAATCGATTCGTCCACATTGCGCAATTGAGCGATAATATTGCGCACCTTCTCGAAAGACCGGTTGTTGGTATCCCAGTCGGTATCCATGTCTAAATAAGGAATGATTACGTATGCAATCTTTTGAGGATTTCCTGCCTCCAACCGGTTCGGACGTAGCAGGTACTGCACAATACGTGTTTCGCTCCGCATGTTCCCAGCAATGCAAACCCCATTCAATTTCGGCAAGTCGAATCCTTCACCGAAAATATAGACACAAGAGATGATTCCGTACTTCGCTTTCTCAAAGGCTTTTACTTCGCTATCCAAATCAGAAGCAGAACAGTTTCGGCTGTGCAATGCACGGTTATAAATCGCTTCTTTTGGAATGGAGACCAGAGACCGGTCGACAATGGCCTCGAGGTATGATTCCGCCAACTCGGCGTCCTCAGTGGTGTTCGTGTAAAGAAGGACGTGTGTTAAATTTCTATATTGCTCAAAGGATTTGAGGCACATGAAGCACGAAATGAACAACTCCTTATTGTCTACGTGAAGACGGAGTCCACTGATAAAAGCATCCACGACATCCTCGGTGTTTTTCAGCACTAGCACATGGTAGTCGGTAATTTTGCGGTTCTCAATGGCCCAATGCACTGTTTTGGTGTCAATGGTCTTGCCAAATACCTGTTCGTCATCCATCGAGTACAGTTCTTTAAGGTATGGGTTCGCCTCATGGATGGTCTTCGACGTCGCCGTCATGAAGAGGGATTTCCTTGCCGCAATTTTGTGGAACAAACGGAACCCTTTGAAGGTTTGCATGCCTACTAGGTGATGCGCTTCGTCCCCTATCTTCAAATCAAATACGGCGTCACTGTCCGCAAGCAAGCCACATGAGTGATAGGTAGAGACCACGAATTTGGGTGCAGCTGACTGTGCCGCTGCACCAAGGAAAGACAGAATATCTTCTATGGTCTGTCCTGTGTTGCCGTCCCCACCGACAAACAATAGGTTGCCTGGGTCAGGAAATATCCTGCAGATTTCACGTGCAATTTGCTTTTGCAGTTGGTTGCTTGGTACACCGATTAACACTGTACGGCATTTCAGCTTTTTGGCAATCAATATACCGAGCAGAGCCTTCCCTAGTCCACATGCCCACACCAGTTTACCGATGGCATGCGATTGGTAGAAGGTGTCGATGATGTCGAGAATCGATTGTTGATGGGGATGTGGCACTAGCGACAAAGGAGGAGTCGTGTCCAAGTCCAAAGGTTCTGGTTTTAAGTCCAAAGATTCTTGTTCTGGGTTCAAAGGAATAGGAACCACTTGCTTATTGCCATAATCCAAACGCGCCATATTGTCAATTTCCATACGTGACAGCAAACGATAAGATAATCCATGCTTATGCAAACAAGGAGCAATATGGTCAATAGCACATCGGTCATAGTACTCGGTGCCCCCTCCGCGCACATAATTGTGGAAGGGAGCCAAATGCTCTTTCAGTACTTTGTCCATCCATATCATTTGGTCCCATGGAATCTCAAATACATGCAGGAATATTCCTGGCGTGTGTTCATAGGTAAGGTATGTATCGTTTCTGTTTCTGACAGACGACGTTATCCCGAGCTTGTAAATGTCCTTAAGACGACACAACTCGTTGTCACGGACGTAAATATAGCCGAACTCTTTGGATTGCATGATAGAAGAGGTTGTTTTAAGTTTCTTTAGTTTCTTTTAAATCAATTGCACTCTTTGTTGTCTCTGGTAATCAATTTTTTTTATGCTGACGTGGTGAGGGGCAAGATGTTGACACGGATTTTTCGTTTGAGTCTCTCTTCATCATGGAACAGATACACTGCACACTTTCTTTTCGTATAGTTATCTACGTTCAAGGCGATGGTTACATAGGTATACAGCTTGAGTGCAGGCAGAAAGACTGTGTACTGATATTGTTGGTCACTTCTCTCCTGTTTGTCGAACAAATATCCCTCATACTCCTTCTCATTCTCTCTTTCCTCCGCACAACAACACATTGATAAGAGAAAGCAGTCTGCTTGTACCTTGCGAATAGCTCGCATGGTCGCATTGATGTATGCTAGTTCTTGCACCCAGTTGGAGTAAAACGTTGACGCCTTTTCAGAGAGAAGTGGGGTACCACATACGATGTTCTGAAATTGAATCATGTTGAGCAAGTCAACCAATCGTCGAATAGGACTGGTGATGTGAACATAGGAGTCTATTTCCAGTAGCTCATGACGTGCTGTCACGTTGGCAGTGTACTGCGCAGATGCACCCTTCCACAATTGAATGGATTTGGCCACATCTTTTGGCAAACAAGTTTCGTCTAAATCCACCTTCTCGCGCAGGTTGGACGACCGAAAAATACCCGTTTGATGTTGCGCCAATTTCAATGCACATTGGTGGTTCATCATCACCATCAAATAGCTGACGACATCGTGGCTGTCTTGGATGGTCGTCGGACTCAGACGTCGTGCAATCGACAAGGTGTGCAAATAGGCTGGGTCGGCCAATAACGCATTCTCTTCATAGACATAATTCCGCGACACCTGAATCCGGGCCGTGGCAAAACGGATGTCCTTGATTTCACCGTCTGCCAGTTGGACGTCCATCGCCAACACCATACGCTCTTGTTTCTGCTGCAAACTGCATATACCGTCCGACAGGATGGTCGGCAACATGGGTCGCTTCTTATCCGGCAGGTAGATGGTCGCGACCCGTCGAGAGAAGACCGACCACAATTGCAGAGCATCTATGCAAAGAGCTACATTGGCAATGTACACGCTAAGCACACCGGTTGTTTCGTCGAATCCAAACGCATCATCGTAATCGAGGGTTTGTGGAGGGTCAATCGTGATGACATGACGGTTGGTACGGTCCTCGATGCCTAAAGGAAACAAGGGTTGGTTGGCCTTGTGCACTTCTTTCTGAAACTTTTGGATAGAGATATTCAAGCCCTTGCAGCTCAATTGATACTCATAGAAGCAGTCTACGTCGTCAACGGGACCAAGGACACTGTCCAATTTTGCTCGCGGATGTTTGTCGACCCAGTGGTCGAATTGCATAGTAACATACATGTTTGAAAACACCTTGGAGAACCCCACATGCTTGACTTCGTACGGCACCAAGAAGGCTGGCAACCGCACGTCATCAGGGATACATTTGTAGAGCAATTTGTTGGTTTTTTTGTCTCGACCATACGTCTTGCTTCCCTCTAGCGCAAGGACGGCAGGAATAGCACGAGAACGCACAGGCGACTCGAGAATGGTTATTGTTCCTTGGGGTGAGACCGAAAAAAGGTCACCGTCAAACAACGGGTCCTTAAGCTCGACTACCACACGCTCATTGGTGTCCATATCCAAGATGTGCCAAGAATCTGGTTTGTTTCTGTGTGGAACGGAGAATTTGAAGGTCATAAACTTTGCTTTGCTTTATTTAATTTTATTTTATAGATAAGTAGCACGGTTAACTTTAAATGCTTTAGAAAAAATTGAAACCTAGAGAAACATGCAACGGCATATGTAATAATACACTATCTAAAAAATATGAGTACAAGTATAAAAACAAAATCATCCACTACCAAACCGCGTTGCTGTTCGTATTGCCGAGAGACGGGGCACAATGTGCAGAGGTGTAACAGCGAGCATTTTCGGACGTTTGAACAGATGTGCTTGCACCAACTGCAAGAACTGGGTGATACTGCGTTTGATAGATGGTTCGATGGATATGTTGCTCTCCATACTCAGTTGGTGAAATCATTTGCGGTGCGCTTTTGCGGAATGTCGATGACCACCAATCTTCCGCGTTGCATTGCGATTGTTTCCCTCCATATGAAGCAAACTTTACGAGCGGAGTTGGTGGAGAGAAACAACAACAATCTACTCTTGTATAACAGAGACGAACTCCTTCTGATGATGTTTGCAGACATTGTATCGCTTATACAGGAGGAAGACGAAGAACGAGCCAAACGCAGATTTGATTTGAAGGCGACGGTTGCATCAAATGAAACGGCAAACGATGATACGGCAAACGATGATACGAAAAAAGAGGAAGAAGAGGACGAACAGTGTGACATTTGCTACGAAAATGTCAATCAAGCCGCCTTTGTCAGCCTAACTTGTGGTCATAAGTATTGCAAAACTTGTATGAAAAGTGCACTACGCAACGTCGTGTTAGGACGACGCCCTGAATGTGCCTTCTGTCGGTCCCCCGTTGAGGAAATTTGTGTGGACAACTATGCCGTGCGAGAAGAATTCAACGATTTACTGTGCTTATAAACAAAGTTAAAAAAACTTCCTTTATCCTTTATCAATTAAAAAAATTTTACTTACTTGATAAATATTTTCCATTTTTCTTTGATTTTTCATGTTTGCTTCTTTTTTTCTCTCTATCGTAAAAAGCAAACAATCATTCCACAAAGAAAGAAAACCATGACAAGATAAATAGGTATATAGATGGCTCTTAAATAATATTCCCGGCTCAGCCTCCACGCATGACAGGTGGAACCACTGCCCCGCCTCATCCTCCGCGCATGGATTTTCTTCGGTGGACAGTTCTCACGCATTTGCGTGTTATCCTTCGTGAATGTCTTCCTTTTCCGCTACCTCTTCCTCTTCCTTTTCCTCTTCCTCTAGCACAGGTTCTCATATACAATATATGTATACTAAAATATTTCGCAAACTATTTTACTCATCGATATTGGCAATATTGGTGCCCTCAGGTTCTTCTTCTTCTTGCCCCTTTCTCTCTTGCTCTTGCTCTTTCACATTCAACTCGTCAATGCTGATTTTTTTCGCAACGTCTCGCTTGACATTTTGCAACTGGAGAGCGTGCAAACAAATATGAGGTGTGACCGCGACATTGTTCATATAGGTCCTGTACCGAAAGCAAGAAAGACTCGTATGCTTGTCAAACTGTATGCTGTACCACCAGTACGCAGGGACATACAATGTCTTGCCAGGTAACAAGGTGAACTCTAAGCACTTGATTTTGTCGAAATCGGCTGCATATTTCGGCTGCGGTTGCCATGGGTTTACCGGCGACTTGAATTCGAAATTCTCGTAATCATTGATGGGATACAAGTATTTGGTGCTATGTGGAGGAGCTAGTTTTATTTGCGCACTCCCTTGCGTCAAGAGAAAATAGTTGCGGTAATTGACCTCATAGCGAAAAGGGGTACGCGTGGCGTGGCTGGCCAGCATGACATCGTAGTTGCAATTGGAGACCATATAGGGTCTCAAGAATTCGTCGTTGTAGCGCATGCTTTTCACCACTCCGGTCTCGTTCAAAAAGTCGGAATTGTTTTCGGAAAGATACGCCGCATTGTTGTCCTCCTCAAAGAGCTTCGCGGCTGCATGTATAGGCAGAGGAATATACAGCTCGGTCTCTGTATCCAATCCTTCCTCTTTCACATTCCTTATTTTCACTTCGAATGCGGGATAATGGTGCGCGAGATATGTTCGGTTCGTAGACTCCATTACCTTCTGGCAGTCAAAATCAAAGAGCACTGGTTGCCTTAAGTCGCATATCTCTTCCAATTTGTCTTTGGATGGCTGGTCAACCTCGTACATTTCCAAGTCCTCACTGGTTTTCAAATGAAACTGAACATGGAGATATAAAAATAAAACGACACAAAATATACAGAATGCTACTATTATTCTCATCTTACTAAAAAATGATAATAATATTTATAAAGTGAAACGAAGAAAGACCACTTCATTTCTTCAAGGCACGTCTCTTTGAATCAAGGTAAAATTGATTGTGTTTCTTAATCAGTTGCATTTGCTCTTTTGCATTAAGTTTTTGAAGCTTAACAAATAGAGTGGAAATTGAATGTTTCGGGTGTAACGTTTCGCATTTCATGTTGTTGACATCAATCGTTTCATAATTTTCCATCAAGACATTGTACATCGTTTCCCCTCGGTACTGAACTTTATGAACTCGCTTTTCGGAATTCAAACAGTATTTGTTGAGAAAATCAGAGTGCAGACAGTTGTTTGCCAGAAATTCTTGGCCATCATGATAGACCTTATGACAGCTACTCATCACTGTTTTGCATGAGGGTACATTGTCGCCTAAACAATTTTTGTCAAAGCAAACCAAATAATTGTCGGAAGTGAGAACGGTTTGTACGATTCCTACTATTGCTTTCTGATTAATGGTGTGGACATCCGAGTCAATGAGTTCAATCGGAACATATCCTGAATCTGTCAAGATTTTCGTACCCTTTGGAAAGCATGTGCTTGATGAAATACTGATGGAAACGTATTTCGCAACTCCAAAATAGACCGCCCAGCTGGATTGGCTATTTCCTGTTAAAATGAGATTTCCGTATAAGTCAATGGTTACTTCGCTCAGTGTAGAACTAACTCCTGCACCGTACGAACCCTGTATAGATAAATTTGCATCCAATACACCAGACGATGAATATGTATGGACTGCATAGTAAAATGGTTCATTGCTACCAATGGTGTAATACCCACCAACAACAATTTTCCCGTTAGCGTCGACCATTAGAGATGTTGCAGTTGAAATACTGTATGGTGTGCTTCCAACATTGAAGTTTGACCTGACAGTAGACTCCAATGCACCTGCACCACTGTAAATCACCAAACCATAATCCCAACCAACAGTGTATGAAATAATAATAGTCCCATTTGCTCCTGTAGATATCTTAAGTGGTTTGTTGCCGTCAAAAGTGTTTACAAAATTAGGAGATGTTATCTGACTAAATGCAGATACACGTGTGCATGTTAAGTCGTACTTCTGTAAGCCATATTGACCACTTGTGGTGTATCCAAGAGCAACCATGATATTGTCCGTAGAGTCGATAGCGATATCGTGCAGCAACGACGGAAATTGAGCTGGATTATCGAGGAGTTGCACATTGTTTTCGGCAACAAGTGCTCCTGTGGCAGATGAATGCACGGCTAAAAACCCGTTCTGGCCTGCATTGTTTCCACCCACCACAAGTTCTCCTGTACTAGTGAGAGCTAATGAAACCAATACAGAAGAACTTGCCCCAAGACTTTTTCTCACTACAAATCCATTGTCACCGAAGGTACTCACTTCACCGCCATTTTGAGCAAATTTACCAATGAAGTAATTGTCGTCAACACTGTAGCCTCCTACATAAATGAATCCAGCACTATCGATGACAAGAGAAACACTGTACGCAGGCATTCCTCCAGGTAATGTCGCTGTATACGTTTGAAAAGTGCTATCGAATGTACCGTCACCATTTAACCGTTTTAGTGCTATTCTCGCGATGTAAGCACTGTAACTAGTACCCAAAGTAACAATTTTGTTGTTTGCATCTATGGCAACTCGGTTATTATTAACTGGCGCCATCGGGACCGAACTATCAATAAAGACACCATCGTCACCAAAGTCAACATCCGCTAAATAACCAGACATTTATAAACTATATAAATAAAAAAAAATTTTCATGCATCCATTTATGTTCTTTATTTCAATCAATCCTCTGACACTTTGGGGGCCATATAAAAGACCAACGAACTGTTGTCACCTAAATCGTACTTGACCCGCATGGGACTCTCTCCACTCAAAGCGAATTCCACTTCTGCGGAGAGCTTGTTGGTCACACACATTTTGCTCACATACGCTAAGCTATATGTCACTCGTAATGTCTGACCTTCCACGACACTATAACTCGACATGTCGTCAATATGCACCCGTACACGCATGTCCCCCCATGGACCTTTCGTCTCAAAATCCACGTCATCGTCCATGCAGGTCACCTTGAGGTCCGTGCCAAAGTTGCTCAATTGGGCAAGCAAATTCGTGATGTTCTTTGAAGGCAACGCAAACTCGGCATCATAATCCGTGTCTGGAATCGACATTTCTGCGTAATCATACTCCATAAGAGGAAGAGTGAAGTACTTGTTGTAGCCATTGGCTGCCTTGCTTGACTCGTCGTTCACCAGCTCAATGTCAAGAGCATCTGCGGAAGTCATTTTGACAGAGATGTGTTGGTCATCCGATTTGGTACTGAGCATCGAACAGAAAATACTCGCATCAAAGCAAATATGTAGAGGTTCATCGACTTGATATGTGTCAAACCATGCGCTCTGCAAATGCAAGTCAAAGAGACATACATGCGACTTGTCCATGCCCTGGATGTGTATGCGGTCACTGTTCAAGGACGTATGGAGGTGTGATGTGGCCCCTTTCAGCACAAGAAATAGTGCGTGAAACAAATCTTTTTTCTTCTTTTCTGTGATGGTAAATCGTACACTCATGATATTAAATATAAGAATATAACAATGGTTATGTTTAATATCTTTTAGTGAATTGTTTTCTTTTTTTTTGCATTAATTGGCACCGAGTTCTTGCTTGATGATACTCTTCAAGTCTGTACTCATGATAATGTTGTCACTCGCATAGATATCACTGATGTTTGTGCCTGCCACGACGTCCTCCTCGACCGCTTGCTCTTGGGGTTGTTGGGGCAAACGCTTTTCCAAATCACCCAATGCGATTTCGTAATCAGCAAAGTTTTGGGTAGTTTCTTCGGCAAACATATCGTACTTCACCATAAACGATTTAAGAATATCCTTGGTCTCCGTGAGTTCGCGGTTGAAGCGGAATACTTGCTCGGTGTTTTTGGCGAGCTCCAAAGTATGCTTGATAACATCGTCTCCAATGCGCGTTAGTTGTTCCTTCAATGTTTTCACCTCCTCGCTCAATGCTTGGAACTGTTCTTCATCCAAAGAAGAAGAAGGATCTGTGGAAACAGGATCGCGTTTTTCCAGGTTCTCGATACGCTCGACCAAGGTATTGATGACCGAGTTGTTCACGGCCAAAGATTGATTGGAGTTGCTGCTGCCCCCTTGGACTTCCTGTTCGTGCTCTGTCTCGATGACCCACTGCTCCACTCGTCCCAAACGCAAGGTAATAAGCCCTATGGCATCGGAAATACTGATTTTGGAGAAAGGTAGTCCATTGGACGGTTGCTGGGGTTGCTCATAAAATTGCTTTTGTTGTTGCTGTAATTGCTGTAATTGCTGTTGTTGCTGCTGTTGTTGTTGTTGCTGTTGATAACGTTGTTGTTGAGGATTGGCTGGCATGGCTTTGGCAGTACGCACATTGCTAGATGGAGTTGCCATGTTGTAAGGCATTTGTTGGGCGACAGACCCAATCGATGTAACAGGACGGTTTCCACTGACCGGTGGTGCGGATTCGGCAGAGCGTCTTGCTCTCGCAGCGGCAAGGGAACGTGAACTCATGAAGTTATACTATACTTGTACCACACAATTTGTTTCTAAATAACTTACGCACAAGAAAATATGTAGAGATGGGGTTATACTTGCCACCACAAAATAACCACGCCATTGCCCCCAGAACCTCCGCCACCGTATACTGGATTGTAATTGTATCCGCCTCCACCGCCACCAAATCCAGAGTTGATGTTGCTTACACCGTTACCACCAAATATAAGTTGGGATGTGATGGCGCTTCCTCCAGCACCTAAACCACTTCCTCCACCAGAACCATATGAAAAGAGTGATGGGTCTGAGTCACCCGATTGTCCGCCGCCTCCAAATTGAACCGTCGTTGGCGAAGGCAAAAACGGCATCGTAATTCCTCCGTAATTGTTGTACAACCAGGAATTGCCACCATTAGATGGACCACCAATGGACTGACCTGGAGAGCCTGGATTGACACCGCCACCTGTTCCTGCAACGGCATTGCCTGCCATAGTGACACCGGCGCCACCGCCTCCTCCTCCACCCCCGTTACCACTCCCACTGCCCCCGTTACCTCCGTTGCATAAAGCCACAGGTGAACCGCCTCCTCCTTGGGCAGTGAACGCTCCGAAAACGGTGTTTGCTCCTGCTGGCTGCGTGAAGGTTCCACCCGCACCAACCGAAACGCTGAAGGTTTGGCCGAGACTAAATGACAAACCCTGACTGTATACGCTGCCACCGCCACCACCACCGCCGCCAATATTGACACCATTGTTATTGGTTCCATCGCATCCCGCACCGCCTCCACCACACAATATCATGTTCACATTGTTGACGGGTTCGTTGAAAGTGATTGTGCCAGAACCGTAACTGAATACGTAACCAATGTAACCGTTGTTCTGGTAAATGGTAAAGTTACCCACGAAGTTGTCTGTGTTCAGGTAAGACGAGTTATACGGTGGCCAATAGACGATGACGGCTCCATTGCCCCCATTGCCTCCGTTGCCATACTGTAAACTTGGGAAAGATAGATCACCCCCAGCCCCTCCTCCTCCTCCATATCCGGTGGTAATTGAGTTAGAAGCATTTTGACCGTTAATAGTGCTGCTCACACCCGATGCCCCACCTTGGCCTTGACCGCTACCACCACCATATGCTGTTGCTCCAAACCCACCCCCACCTCCAACAGTTATAGTAGAATTCAAATCAATAAAGGGAACAAAAATAGGGGTGGAATTGTATGCGTAAAACGAAGAACCTGCAAGAGATGGTTGATTGGTAAATAAAATGCTACCTTGATTGCCTGATATGGAATTTACACCTGAAATATTATTTTGTGGGGGCAATGTAGTAGTACTAATACCAGAGATTTGTGTCCCACCCATTCCCCCACCCCCACCATAAACAGTATTACACCCACCCCCACTGGAAAAATAAATATTGGTTTGTCCTCCACCAGAACCGCCATATGAAATATATGGCCCAAAAGTGGAGTTACTGCCATTCTGACCAATTGCACTAATAGCAGTTCCACCTTGGCCACCCGAACCGACCGTTATAGTGTAGGTACCTGCAGTCAGGTATAAATTTTGGATATAGGTTGTTCCGCCTCCACCACCTCCAACGGTGTAATTTGAGGATAGGCCACCAGATACATAATTCCCATATGTCCCCCCTCCACCACCGCCAACCACAATGAGTGTCACTACTTGAGGGGTCAGCAGCGTCAACGATTGCGGAACAGATGCATATTCAAACACCAGAGCTGTCAAGCAATTGTTGTTATACAACGTATAATTTCCAGTGGCCGTGAATGTAGCCACCCCCGTAAAGGTGACAGTGTTGGATGGTGGAGACTCCATGCTGTAACTGACCGACGTCACATAAAAGCTATACGTTACATCCACAGGAACCGTTACGGTGAAGGAGGTGATTTGGTAGGACACTGCATTGAAGAATGTACCGTTACGATAAATGTGGAAGCTGGAAATGGGTACACAAACTGTGTTGTCCACTGTCCATGTAAAATTGAGTGTCGCAAAGGGTCCACAGACATTGGTCGTCAGTACCAGGACCGGGGCGATGAGTGTGACTGCACTTTGGAAGCCCTTATATCCTTGCGGCCATTTATCGGTGCTATTGTTCATGACATACCGTGGCTTGGGGAACCAGGTTTGTATCTTTTTATTCCAACACAAGAATCCATTGCCCGGAACATCGGATGCGGACATGGGGGCACACACGTTGGCATTGTTTGTTGATGCCTTTAGGACCTCTCCGGTGCATGGATTGGCAAATGTGCCACAAACAAGCGTCCCGCCATCCTCGAGAGAAGTGGTGGGACACCCAACCGGATTCGGCACATTGTATTCAAAAGGACCTGCTATGTTGTTTGGAGCGCCTACAATTTGGTTGGGGAAAGGGTAGGTGACATAGTTGGTTCGGACAAGGCCAGTGGTGTTAGGATTGGTGTATGTCTGACTTTGAGTGGCAAATACTTTTGTGCGATTGGGTCCAAATCCCTTGGCCAATTGGGTGTATCGCTGCTTTTTGGTCAACCGAGAGCTGTTGCCCTTGTATTGCAATACATTGCCCTTGTAGTACAACTGTGCAAGATAGTCGGCTTGTGCTTGAGAAACCGTTTCGTTGTTGATAGGTACATAGGACGTGTTATAAGAGCTACCTGGTACGACATACGTACAACCATTTTGTACCCGAGACCATACACGAGGGGGAACCGGATTGTAATTATTGGAAGCTGACATCTTATATATAGATTATTTATTTATTTTGACATAAACGTACAATAAATAATCTATTTTTTCTGTCTTCTTGTCTTCTTGTCTTCTCTTTTGTAACCTTTCTACACACGCAGAATCTTTTGCCACACTTGCATCCGGTTCGTCGCTCTCACGGTCAATGGGACCGAACACATTTGTGCATATTCGCTGAGCAACAATTTGTCGTTGTTGTAGTTCAGTACCCGGTCGTCAAACAGCTGCAGGGCGTTAAAATATGAATCGGTGAGTGAATTGCCTTTGTGCATATTGTAAATTACGGAACGGTCAAAGTCATACGAAGCCAACAGGTCTGCTTCACGAACAACGTGGTATGCAGGAGTGAAATCCCCTAAATCGGGATAGCCATACTTCTTGACCTTCGAGTACGACATGGTATCCATGATTCGGTTCGCATAATATATCTCCGTGGGGGTCAGTTTGTCTTCCAAAAAATACTCAATTTCCTGAAGACCTTCCGTTGGAGTCACATATTTGCGGTCACACATATCATGCAACACGGCAGCAGTGTAAATAATGTTCTCTTGCTCCCTTAATATGGGAAAGGTTTGAACCTCGTGTTTGTAAATGTTATGGGTAAAATGAAGAACATCCATGCTATGGCACTCGGAATGGGAACTGTCAATATTGTGTCTCTTACTCATGGAGAGAACAAAGGCAAATAATTTGTCAAGGGATACTAACATTTCAAAAACAAAAAATATATAGATTTGTCGGTAAGGGGTGGGGGGGGGAATAAATATATGTCTACAGACAATATCTTTAACTTCCTTTCGGATTTAAAACCAAAAAAAAAAAATAAAAACGATAAAATAAATTATATAAAAAGGCTAGAAAACATTAAAAAAAAAATCTGCCGTACTTACATAATGGACGCGTCAATTATTTTAGGAAACCGAGTGCCTTATGAATATTTTATCACGAGCGGTTCAGGTCAATCTGATGCGGGTTCCAAAGGATTGCCTTATGAAACGGGTTCGTATGACGAGGCATTGACTAAAGCAGGCATTCAAAATGCCAACATCATTGAGTACACGAGTGTCATCCCTACCCATGCCAAGCAAATATCGAAAGAGGATGGCTTAAAACGAATTCAATGGGGTGAGGTGCTCGAAAGCATCAAGGCACAAGCGAACGGAGCCAAGGGACAATTTATCAGCGCAGCAGTGATGACGACAGATGTCTATGACCCTCGCGGAACATTCCTTGGGGGGTTTGCATGTGAATATTCTGGAAGTGACGACCGGAAAGGCGCCGAGAAATCGCTTGAGGACTCCATCTCCGGCATCATAGAGAGAAGAGGGTTTGGTAAGGTGAAAGGAGGTGCGAAATTGTATGAGGACAACGTCACGGACATCGGCTACACTTTTCATCCAGGAAAGGTGTTCGTGTACGAAGGATTCCAGGTCACGGCACACCATGGAACAGCTTTGGCGGCCATTTGCTTCGTTTCCTATCGCTTCCCTGTGCTAGACTCGTCTGTGCTCCGTCAGCGAAGAAAATCGAAATCGAAAACACATAAGAGGAAACCACCTTCACTCACGCGATCATTTTCATTTCGATAGGCTCATGATGTACGTAGTCGTGTACTTCAAAGTCCTGCACTTTATAGTCTTGGATATTCTCTCTAGTGTCTCGAATGTACACTTTGGGAAAAGGGTGAGGGGTCCTGGTCAGTTGGGTTTGGATGGGCAACACATGGTCCTCGTAGAGGTGACAATTGCCCATGAAATGCACAAATTCATGCGCTTGCAAACCGCAGTGATGGGCCAACAAATGCGTTAAAAAACAATAAGAGGCAATGTTGAAAGGTACACCGAGTGCGACGTCACATGAACGTTGATAGAGGGCACACGACAATTGGTTTCCGTTCTGTACATGAAACTGACACATCACATGGCATGGTGGCAACGCCATTTGGTCGAGTTGCTGAGGGTTCCATGCAGTGAGAATCAAACGCCGACTGGTGCGCTGTGCGGGGTCTTTCAATGCGTCCACAATTTGCTTCAACTGGTCGATGCCTTCTTCATGCAATTTTTTGTAATCTTCGAGTATTTGCACATCACAGTCGCTGTCGTATGCCTCCAGGATGTGTTTTCTCTCTTGGTTGCTATAGTACGGCTTGTTGAAATGACGCCATTGTCTCCCGTAAATTGGTCCCAGCTCGTCGACGTCGTAGTGTGTGAGACCTCTGCTGTCCAGAAACTCTCTTGTGCCGTTGGCATCCCAAATATGCACTCCCTGCGCCTTCAACAGACAGTTGTCTGTCTCTCCACGCACAAACCATAAGAGCTCTTTCAGGCAGGTCTTCCATGCCATTTTCTTTGTGGTAAGGATGGGTATTATACCGTCCCTTAAAGAGAAACGCATCGAATGGCCAAATACGCTTTGGGTCCGTCCATTCCTTCCCTCCTCCCAGACTCCTTGCTCCAAAATATGATCCACAAGATGTAAATACTGGTGTTCCTCGTGCTGGAAACGTTGCACATTGCTAGCGATTCTTTCAGATAACAATGTGTCGTCCTCACTCGGTTGGGCTCCCAAGTCTTTTACCAATCCCAATCCCAATCCCAATCCCAATTTAGGTATCGAAGAGGACGTCGTCTTTTCTTTTTCTTGGCCACTGAAAAGTTCCTTGAGTCGCCTGACTCTTCCGTTTCCAAACGCAAATTCTTCTGCCATATGTTCCATGATATTTCCTTATATTTAGGACTTAGTTTTTAAACCTATTTACCTATTTTTGATATTTAATTTCTAATTATATCGTATAGAAGAAAATAGGAATGGACAACAACGACTCCGACGATTCAAAAAGTTTCTTTAAGCACGTTTTCAACTTTGACGATGACTCCAAATCTGAAATTCTAAACATTTTGCAATATTCTCTCCTCGCCATTATTCCCATAGTGTTATTGAACAAGACCATGCAGAAATATGTCCCGGAAGCAGACGACAACAAAAGCAGTTTGGAAATCAGTGCGGAAGTGGTCATCCAAATCATTGTCATGTTTATCGGTTTGTTGCTGATTCACCGCATCATCACCTTCGTCCCAACCTACAGTGCAGCGAAGTATCCCGAGTTCCATATTGTCTACATCATTTTAGCCATTTTGATGATTACGATGAGTCTCCAAACCAAGCTTGGAGAGAAAGTATCCATTTTGACGGACCGACTCATGGAATTGTGGAATGGGAAACCGGAAAAGAAGAAGCAGGGCGGCAAAGTGAAAGTGTCGCAACCCATTTCAGGTAGTGGTAGCGTGGGAGGGGGGGTCATGGCTCCTCCGATGACCGACGGCACCGCCATCAGTTCGTTGCCGACTTACGACCAATCACAGCAACAATTGCCCAATTACGATGCCATGTACAAGCAAGACAATACACCGCTCGTGAATGCGGCCAGTCCCGGCGTGTCCATGGTCGAGGGTATGACCCCTTTTGAGCCTATGGCTGCGAATGCGGTGTTAGGAGGTGGGGGATTTGGTTCGTGGTAATAACAAACTATACAACAAAATATATAAAAATAGAACATGTTTATATATTTATAAGAACCCCACCCCCACCCCTAAGAAGAGAGAAAAATGGACATTCCTAAACTGTTAAAGGCATTGGACGATGAATCTAATGAAACACTCCTCAACTTCACCACGGATAAGATTCGTGAAATGAATTGGAAGATTTTGAAAGAGCTGCATCTCTCGAAGAGAGAAACCCAAGACATTTTCAATAAGCTGAAAGACTACAAGTATGTCGACGAAATGAACGACCTCAAATATGGTGTGTATATTCGATGGATTCCGATTGAGGACCCAGACGACATCCACTTGACCAAAGGAGCCATTTTCTGCGAACTCAAAATTGTAGACGAAGGTGTGTTTTGTGTATGCAAAAATTTCGGCTATCCAGTACGGCATTTTCAAATATCCATGGACAAGAACTTGATATTTCAGAAGCTGACCGACCAAGAGTTGGTCCTTTTGTCAGCGTTGGATCATCTCGCAAAATAATCCGTTTCTTTATGTATATGAATGAGGAGGAGATTACAACCAACTGCACCTGCACCGACGCCATCCATTCGCATCCATCCCAAGTTGTTGGTGGTCAGTTTCGCCAAACCCAACCACTATTTTAGCAAAATAATTGGTTACAACGATATACGCTTAAATACTTATTCCCATGAATACAAATACGATAAAAGCGACGTGGATGATTTACATCAACCATGAAAAGAAGGCCGTTTTCTTGCACATCCCTAAGACAGGTGGCTCGTACATCGGCCCCACCTTGGTGAAATACTATGGGTTTACCAGCTTTCTGGATTTGATAGCATATCGTCGCCCGGACCACGACACCATATGTCGCACGGCTTATTTGCCTCAGGTGAAAACCGGAAATATTCTCTACGATTATTGCTTGTTCAACAAAATCATTGGACTCATGGTCTATTGCAGCACGAGTGAGTATTTCAATCACAAAATGAACATGACGGAAGAAAAATGGAAGACCTATACCAAGTTCTGCTTTGTGCGCAATCCGTATGCTCGATTGGTGTCGGGATGGAAGCATTTCAATACGGTGTTCCACCGTTCGGTCAGCTTGTTGGACTATGTGAAAATAAGTAATCCAATGCACAGCACCACCGACATCGAATATGGCCATGTATTCATGAGCCAAAAGCGACAAATGCAAGATATCCTTGGACAATGTGGGGTGGACATCATCGGTCGATTCGAGCATTTGGAAGAAGATTTGTGCGCAGTGTTACGGTGCCTCGGGTTTACAACAATACACCACCCAGTGAAGCGCGTCAATGTATCGAATGACAGTGGGTCCCACGAACTGATACTCGACAGTGCGGTCATTCGCTTCATCAACCGCCTCTTTGTAGACGATTTTGAGACATTTCATTACCAAATGGTCAGCATATGATGTCGGACCATTTGGCTACGGTGCAAAAGTAGTGCACAATGCTGGTGAGCAATATTGCATACAGGACGTGCATGAGGGTGGCAGGCGCACGCGTGAAGGAAGTCATAAAGGCGGTGGCACCAAAAATGAAAACCATGTCGCGCTTCTGTTTGATATCCAGGTAGACACCATGTCGTGCCATATTGCTCACGCATTGCTCTGCATACGCAAAGGCTTCGATATGGCCAGGGGGCAAGAAAAACATTCCCGTGGTGATGATAGATTTCATATGCATATTTTTTTTTCTTTATGTATTGGTCTAGTCTATTCTTTATATTGTTTTGTTATAGTTTCTTATTGCCTCTTTGCTGTTATCGTCTCTTCGTCTTGGTCAAATGAACGGATGCTTTGCGTTTGCATGTGAACGTGCCTCGTTTGAAACCCTTCTTGTTGACAACTGCACGTGTACAGACGCCAATAGAGCGTGCTTCGACTGATTTTGATTTTGTCCCGAGTTTTTTGATGCATCGGCATAGTTTCCCAGCGAGTAGTTCCTCCGCCTGCGCTTTTAACAATCGTTTGTTCGATGGTATTGGTTTCCCATAAAAGGCAAGGATGTGTTTATAATCATTTGGTGTGAGTGCCGAGTCAGACATGGAAAATGGCAAGTCAAATCGGTGTATATAATAGATGGCGAATAAAAATTATACAAAAGGTAGTCAAATAAATTACATTTTTGATAAATACATATTTCTAAACATATATTAGGCAAATGAAAATTGTTGTATTTGATTTAGACGAAACTCTCGGTTACTTCACCCAATTTGGCATATTTTGGGATTGTTTGAAGCATTGTCTCAATTCGGTGATGACCCAGACGGAGTTTGATGAGGTGTTAGACCTGTATCCAGAGTTTTTACGACCAAATGTTTTGAACATTTTGTCCTTTTTAAAGACCAAAAAGCGAACCAATGATTGTCACAAAATCATGTTGTACACCAACAACACCGGTGTGCGGGAATGGGCAAGACAAATCGTCTCCTACTTTGAGAAGAAGGTGCATGACCCCAAATTGTTTGACCAAATCATCGGTGCGTTTCGTGTGAACGGCAAACGTGTCGAAATGTGTCGCACTACCTACAACAAAACCCTCGGGGACTTGGTCCGCTGTACTAAAATCCCTGTCGACGCGGAGATTTGTTTTGTCGACGACAGCTTCCACCCGGCCATGGCCCATGAAAACATCTATTACATCAACATCAAACCCTATCAATACAGTCTGCCGTTCAGCGAAATGATGGACCGATTCAAAGGGTCGGCCATTGGGCATCGTCTTATTGAAGATTACGAGAACTTCGATATGTGCATGTTGCAATTCATTCAACCGTTCAACTATCGTGTACGAGGGAAGAACCCTCGGGAATATGAAGTGGACAAGGTGATTGGCAAAAGCATTGTTGGGCACTTACGGACCTTTTTTCATGGCGACAACCGAGCAAAAACCGTGAAAAACCGTGGTCAAAGGCGAAACCGCACCTTTAGGTACCGTTGAACTCTTGCAATCCCTTTTGCTCCATGACCTGTTGCAGTTTATCGCGGACCGGCGCCACCTTTTCTTCGACACGCCCCTTGATGGAATCAAAGTAGTTTTTCAGCACCGCAGTGGTCAGGATAAAGAGTCCGGCATTGAAGGCTATTTTCTGGTCCAATTCCGTGAACACAACCTGGCGATAAGGGTTAAAACGCCAAATAAGAAACAGGCAGATGTAGGTCCTCACGTAGAAATCGAGAATAGAAAGGTATTTGGGTGCACTTTGGGAGAGCCCGAACGCGGACACCACGATAAGAGCATACGAAATCCACGTCGCCCAGTCGAACACTTTCTCCTGATACTGAGTCAATGATTGTTTCAATTTCATATTGGATTTCTTGATATACAATATGAAAATAATATATTTTTTTTTCTATCTAGGTTCTAACAATCATTTCAGTTCACCCTTTTTTCTGGTAGGTTGACAACGTGCGGGCACTCGGGTCGGTTGCGTCTGTGTACTTGGGCATCCAAAAGTATGGAAGAATGTGTTGGCAATGAGGATAGCACTCTAAAAACGTATTTTTGTAGTAAATTTTCTCCGTTTCTATAGTGGGGTCGTAGATATCCAATTCCAAACCAGCTACCTTACTATGCTTATATGAAACGTCCTCACTCATCGTTTGCGCAATCTTTTCTTGCAAAATCTGGAAGAGGGAACGCCCCTGTGTGCTGACCCCGTCACTGAATGCCTCCTTCCGTCGCCACAGTATGGCATCTGGCAAGATTTGTCCACCACGAATGTCTCGGAAATTGTCCGCATGGAACGCTCTCCTCAACAAGTTCTTTTCGGGAGCACCAGGAAAGTTGCGATGGTTGCGGAAATAAGGAGGAATGGTGAGCACATAATTGACAAAGCTGCGGTCCAAAAACGGCGTTCGTGGCTCCAGTCCATTTGATGAAATCGACTTGTCGGAGCGCAGTACGTCAAACATGTAAATGTCCTTTAAGAGTCGTCTTGTTTCCTTGTCGAATTCGAAATCATCTGGGCAAGAATTCATGTAGAGATATCCACCAAACAACTCGTCGGACCCGTCGCCATTGAAAATGACCTTGGCCTCTGAGTGTGACGCAATGTACTTGCCCAGCAAATAGTTGCCCAAACTGGCACGCACAGTGGTTGTATCGTAGCTTTCTATGGCCTGTATGACTTCCGGGATGGCATTGAACATGTCGTCTTCAGTCACAATGATTTCCGTGTGATTCGACCCGATATATTCGGCCACAATTTTGGCGAACTGTATGTCCTCGGAACCTGCCAAACCGATGCTATAGGTCTCCAACACTTGGTTCCTTTTGCGAAAATGGTTGGCGACCAGTGCGGCCACCAAACTGCTGTCCAATCCACCGCTCAACAGGCATGCCACCGGGCGTTCGGTTGTCTCACATCGTTTGATGATGGCTCCGTTGAAATAGTAAGCGATGTTGCGATGGAATTCCACAAAAGGGTCCTCCTCTTCAGTAAAGAGACGCGAATACGAAAAGGTGGGCAACACATACGGACGGGGTTTGCTGGTTTCGCGCCATCCTTCGTTACCTTGCTGGAAGACGGAATATGTACCCGGAGGGAACTGCTGGATAGACGATGTGTCCAGTGAATGGTTATAGAAACGCTCCAAACACTTTAGCTCCGAAGCAAAACCGTACATCATACTTACACGGTCCTGGACAGTGTAGAGAGGTCGAACCCCAAATGGGTCACGGGCGGCATACACCATGTTCTTGTGAATGCGATTGTCCAATAGAACAAAGGCAAAGACACCGTCTAACATCAACAAGGTTTGCTCTATGCCGTACGCGAGATACAAATGAATAATGACCTCACAATCTGATTGGGTGGTTGGTGTGACGCGCATGCTACGGTAGATCTGACGGTAGTTGTAGATTTCGCCGTTGCATATGAGCTCGACACCTTGGTAGACAATGGGCTGATGGGAAGCTTCGTTTAGGCCGTTGATGGCGAGTCGGTGAAATCCCAACGTTAGGCCCATATGATGCACGAGTTTAGAGAACTCGGGTCCACGTCGAGCGCCTTTCATGAACTCGCTTCGTAGTGTATTCATATTGACATCATCATCACTATTTAGTAGAGCAAAGATTCCGCACATGTTTCTCTGATTGTTTGAATATATTTCACATGCAGTCTTTAAACTTCTTTTCCAGGAAGAAAATGAAAAAAAAATATATAAATAATATATCAACAGATGTCAAATACAATGAACTCTAACCCAAACCACATGGAGATGGAGAGAAGTCCACCAGTGGCAGTATGTGTGTCCGATATTCACCGTCAAACCAACGAACGAATCTATGACCGTAACATCCCCTCTCAACCCTTGCAACCTTATATTGATGTTCGTCCGGTCATGACCAAGTACTCTCACTTTCCCATTGTGGACCCACGCAAATCCATCAGTGTACCCTTGCAACAAATGCCTACGTATAATGTGGGGCAAGTCTTCAATCCTGGCAATGCAGCCGGCCCATGGTCTGGTTTTGCCACCAATGTGAACGCGGAATCGGAGTTGCGAAACCAAGTGTATGCCTTACAGAAGTGTAGCCAAGCAGTTTATGTGCCAAACTCCAATTCGGATTTGTACTCATACAGCTTTCAAACGGTCACACAACCTAATCCACACTCATTGCTCTTCCAGTCTGATTCCTTTGCTTCCTTCAACCCCAATCCAGCACCTGGAAAGTGTGGATACAGTGCTTTCAATAACAATACACGTGTCCAAGTGCGCGACTTGACAAAGCAAACAGCTTAAATGACAAAAAAAACTGGAAGTTAGGTTCAAAACATTCATATTAAATTTTTGGGTCTATTTTCACTTAAAAAGGAGAGAAGTAAAAAGTAAAAGCAAGTCATCATCATGCATCCATTGGTTTTACTTTTCTTGTTATACCTCAGCTTCCACCATGGGGCTCGAGTGAAAAAGACGTCGGTCTTGTTCAACCAATTCAAACCCAAATCCCCAAACCAACAACATTACCTAGAGTTACTCAATCGCAAAGACGACCTCATTGTGGCGGTCACTGGTCCCGCTGGGTCCGGAAAGACCTTCATGGCCTGTATGCATGCCATCCAACAGCTGAAGGATGGAGCTATTCAAAAAATTGTCCTGACACGACCTGCCGTATCGGTGGACGAAGACTTGGGATTTCTTCCTGGGAACATCGACAAAAAAATGCTTCCGTGGACAAAGCCAATGTTTGATGCATTCTCGAGGGTGTACTCCAAGAGTGAGCTCTTACAGCTGTTGAGTGGAGATAAAATCGAAATATGTCCGCTCTGCTTCATGCGAGGGAGAACATTTGACAATTCCTTTATTATTGCGGACGAAATGCAGAACAGTACCCCTAACCAGATGTTGATGTTGCTCACTCGCATTGGAAGAAACAGTAAAATGGTGGTGAACGGGGACCTGGAACAGAGTGACCGTATTCATCACAATGGGTTGAAGGATTTAGTGTTCAAACTAAAGAAGAGAAAAGGAGAGAAAATACATCTTGTGCAAATGGATGAACAGGATATTCAGCGTAGTGAGTTAGTCAGCTATGTTCTCGAAATGTACCAATCGCAAGCACCTTCTTCCGCTTCCTCTGGCACGAATACTACTACGACCGCTTCCTCTGGCACGAATACTACTACGACCGCTTCCTCTGGCACGAATACTACTACGACCGCTTCCTCTGGCACGAATACTACTACGACCGCTTCCGCTGGCACGAATTCATCTACAACAAATACCTCTTGTACGAATTCCACTGCAAACGCAACAAATTTACCGTACGATAAGAACAACGATAGTGCTCTTATTCCCTTAAAAGATTATTATGTAATCGATTATTATCGATTGAAAAAAAAATATATATAAGTATATCAACATTGAGCCATGTCCGATGCCTACATCAATCAATTGACGTTGGATTGTTTGTTGAACAAAGAAAGAATGGGTCTTCATGTAATGAAACAGAGAGAAAAACAACGTAACAAAGAGGACTTGCAGTTCTATAGCAAACGCATTCATCACCTCTTTAAAGACCTACTCCATGAAGCGTTTCCACCTGACTTACCACCCGATGTCACGTATGCATACGATAACTTTGTGAAGGCGACCATTCATTATTTTAAAATCGCAGACAGCAATGACATTTTGCAACAAGAGTATGCTGATTTAGACCTACCTCCCGAGAATCCCGAGAATGATGACACCACCACAGCGAAACCGACCCAGCATGTAGCAGCAGCCACCAGCAGCCAAGAAATCGACAAAATCCTTATGCGCACAGTGAAAATGGACCTGCCCACTCTGGACAAATACGTTAAGCGTACACAGAAGAAAGCACCTCGTTCTGAAGAACAAATCGTTTTACCCAAATTTAGAGAGACGAACCTTTCGCATCCTGCATTAAAAAACAAGGGGATAAAAAAGAATATCTGCTCAATATATGAAGACAATGACCATGCGACGAAGGACGAAGACATGGAGGAGGAAGAAGAAGGGTTCCTTGAGAGCATTGAAGACGAGGCGTAGAAAGGGTGGTTCCAAACAAGTGAACTGCAGTCCCAAACCCAAAGAAGAACTCAATGGGTTTAGTTGTTACACGAACAAAGCCCTGTTTAAGCTTCGAGACCATTGGAATGCACGCCATCCAGACGTCAAAATTGTCACTACCTCTCCCAAGGAAATTCATGCACAATTGAATGCGTTCATGAAAGACGTATGCAACAACGAAGCCTGTTGGTTGAAACAAAAAGGTGCGTTTGGACCTCACCCAAAGGATTTGATAGACTCCTTTGCTCCCCCCGCACCTGCAGAATGGAAAAAGAACCCAAATGAATGGTTGTCGAGTGTGGACATCATGAAGGTAATGAAGCAGTACGAGAAGGCATACAAATGTTTTGACTTCATGGGTCCCACACCGATTAATTTTGATACCAAACGATTGCATGGAGAGTGCGTTTGGGAGGAGTTGTGCAAATTCAATTTAGACAAACTTATCAAGAACGGCAAGTACAAAATTGGCATTATTTTCAACACAGACCCCGACGACAAGCCTGGGCAGCATTGGATATCCATGTTCATCAATGTGCGTAAAAAGAAAATCTTCTTCTTCGACAGCACGGGAGACCCTGCACCCCGTGAGGTGATGACATTGGTGAAACGCATTCAGAAGCAAGGGTTGGAATTGAATCCACCAATTGATTTTGAGTTCGACAGCAACGAGGGTATCGAACACCAGTATGGAAACACTGAATGCGGTATCTACTCCATCTTCTTCCTTGTGCACATGTTAGAAGATAAGGTAACAGAGCATTATATGAAAACCCACATACTAAAGGACGAATACATGCAAGATTTTCGTCATGTTTATTTTAATGATTCGTTGTGAAAAAATATATAAAACCATGATGTGTACTTAACTTATATATTTTTTTTTGTTCAAAATGTCCTCTTCTTCCTCCTCCTCGTTTGCTCATCCAGACAATCTGCGCATGATTTGGGACCTAATTAGCGATGAAGAACTTTTCCGTTTTCTCTCCAAAGACATGCAATCCAAAGTCCATACCTTGTTCACCAACAATATCAAAGGATTTTATGACTCCGAACGGACACGTACCGCTTCCCTGGTGGAGATGAACAAGAAGTATATTCTCCTTATTCTTCGGTATATCAAGACCAACTTTGCAGTGATGCCCAGCAAAATCCGGATTCATTCTGAGGAACCCACTGAAATCACTCCACTTCCTCCTCCTAAAGAGCTGATAACTTTCGAAGAGATTCAACACGACAAACAGAGTCAATTTGAACGCGACTTCACTCAACGACAAGAGGAATTTCAAGGCTACATGCAGGTCAAGGTACCACCCGCACCCAGTTTTGCTGACCAGGATAAAGACCAACCCATCCGCGAAATGGACAAGATTTTGAAGGAGATGCAAGCTCAACGAAATTATGAAATCGAACAGATACGGACCTTCAACAACGCACAACCGAACAACTGGCTCGATGCACAGGAAACGTCCATCAAGTCTCCTCCGCTCTCTCCCCAGAAGAAAACTGTTTCGTTTGAAATAGAACCAGGGAGAAAAGAAGAAGATGACCTCCCCCTTTTCTCTAAATTGAAAAAGGTGGTTGAGAAGGATTCTATCACCTTAGAGGTCAAGGAACTAGACGATAGGTCTCGTGTGGAAGCCATTGAAAAAGAGGTGCAAGTATTGAACAAGAAATTGGACAGAATCTTGGAGCTGTTGGGCGAAAAGAAGTAAGTATTAGACGACGTTCTCAATGGTATACTCCGTTTTTCCGTTGGCATCCTTTCGCACAGTGAGCTCAGCTATCTTGCTTGGGACAAGGTTCGTTCTCTCTTCCATGAATGCCTTTGCTGCAGTTGGTTCGTAGAGGTCATAACGACCCTTCCCCTTGCTCCGTCCGAAATATCTTTTTCCTTTGATGGTGATTTCCTGTCCAACCCACTTTTCTTTCACGGTGCGGAGATTGGCACGGACGGTTGTGTCGTCTTCTTGGTCTTTGTAATTTGGAACATACGAGAATTGATGAATCGAAGGATTACCAAACTGCATGCATTTGTCGCCTGAATACAACTCGCAATCAAAGGATGATTGTTTGATTGCATCGGTCAATTGCGTCATCAACCTAGCCTTCTTTTCGGATATTTCAAAGAGATACTCGTCTGTCGTAATGGGTTTCTCAGTGATTTTGCTCGTGTCCCATCGTTCGAGTTGTTTGCTGCTTTGCACCTGTTTAGGAGTCAACTTCATCAAATACAGAAACACCTCCACTGTTTGCAATTCCTTTGGCAAATCCTTGTGGCTGCAAATACGGCGCGCTCGTCCAATCACTTGCTCTGCACGTACAGGGTGCCAGTACGGGTCCATCAAATGAACAAACCGTGTGTTACGCAGATTGATACCTTCTGAGCCGGATGACGTTATCATGAAGACCTTGATGACTTCTCCCATGTTGTTGTTGATATGAATTTTTCTCAGTTCCCTGCTGATATTTTCCGGTATTTCGTCCCATTCACCGTTGTAAATGTGACGTATCAACTCCTTTTCCTCCGAAGTTTCCGTTCCTGTATACAGCGCATATGTTGGCTTGCCTTTTTCCGATTCTGGGATGTCTATTTCCCACAAACCACCGTGGGTCTTTCTTACCTTGAACCGTGTGAATCCATTGGCATTGAGCACCAGTGTGAATAGACCAATCCCCTCTGCAGCACGGAACTGACTGTACACCAGGTGCAAGCCTTCGTATCCAGGGTCCTGAATATTCTCCAGGATGTGAAGGAATTTGGGACTGTATATTTGCAGTGCGTCTTTGGAGAAATATTCGTCCGGGTTCTGCTCCATAAGTTCGACTTGATGTCTCAATCTCTCCTTGTAGTCCTCACCACCTTCTGTCTCCAACTCTTCGTCTCCCTCTGGTTCCACTGCGACAGTTTCTTCGCGTTCGCCCACCTGCGCCTTTCTTGCGGGTTTTTCTCTCTCGGGAATCGCGAAATTGCACACTAACCGCGAATAAATACGGTAGGTCGAGGTGAATTCTGCGTTTTGCACCTTCAGTGAGCCTTCGCGTTTTCTCTCCTCTGCACGTTCTTGCTCGTAGATTGCAAATTGTTTGTCGCTCATAGGGATGTTGACAATGTGATAATCTTCGTTCAAGTTATTTTCAAACTTCGGTAACAAGCTTTCCTGTGCGCTTCGAAAGTAGGAAGTGAGGCCGAGAATTCTTCGTTTGAATGCGTCCGCGTTCTTCATGTTCTTGTTGTCATCGATATACCTCGACTCAAACTCATCCAAACGGTCCGGTAAGGCCTTGAAATATTGCACGGTTCTGCTCACCACATCGATTTTGTTGCGTTCCAATACGTTACTGATTTGCTTCAAAAACTGCTCGTCGGTGAGGTTTAGCAAACTGTCTTCCTGGGTGACACCATGATACTGTGCGCTTTTGTCGATGCTGTTCTTGAACCCAAACGGATTGCGAGTGACCGTTAGTACCCTGCTGGATGGCGAATAGTCCAAATAGTCCGTCGATTTCACACCCAACAGCATCTTGCGAATGGCTTCTTTGTCCACTGTGCCCTCCTTTTTCACATTCAAGGTGAGTTTCCACGTGGTGATGTACCCGCGCAGTATATTGAACAGGATACCCAGTTCATTCGGATAGTTGATAATGGGTGTACCGGTTAGCAAGACAATACGGACATTCCTTGCGCGCAGAAGCATCTCGTACATCTTGATAAAGGGTGCTGCTTTGCTTTTCATTGAGGGAAGTTCTAAGTCACCATTTTCCGTTGGCTGCCGACTGTTTAGTTTGTTTACGATGAGACTGATGAAATTGTGTGCTTCATCAATGATGACCACCTTATTGTCAAACATGTTGTGGGCGTAATTGTCAGTCAAACGAACCAAGTTGCTCTCCTTCACACCGCCATTGTAGTTGATAAAACTGTACTTCTGCTGAATCATGTTGTCCAACTGTTTTTCGAGAAGTTGGCGCTCCTCTTCTGTCAGCGAGTCGTAATTGCTTCGCTTGCGCACATTCACAAAAAATGCCCCTCCATGTTTATTGATAAAATCCGTCGACAAATTGAGGACCGTAGAGATGGTCTGCAATGCCTCTGGATGGCGTTTGGTGGACACCCATTCCCAGTGCTGGTTCTTTTTAAAGAGAGAATCACCGCATTTTTTCAATTCGCCCATATAATTGGCACGCAATGAAGCGGGGGTCATCACAACCACCGTCTTGGAATCCTTCATACCTTCCGCAATGGCAATACTGGTGCATGTTTTACCGGACCCCAATCCGTGATACAGCAACAAGCCGCGATAAGGAGTATACAGGTTCATATAATCACGAACAATCTGCTGATGAAGCAACAGAGAGATGTTGGCAGCACTTTGGCCAATGGTGTCACAGCTAATCGCCTCCTCATTGGCTTCCAGTTCTTTCTTGTACGGCTCGAAAACACCGTTGATAAATTGCACAAACTTCTCTCTGTTGGTCATTATATAACTTGGCACCTGAATGCGTACAGGCGATGGTTTTGGTGGCAGACGGGATGGATTGTTTAGAGCTGCGAGCAATTCTTCTACATCTTCGCTAATAAGCTCATGTGGACGCTTGGTGCGTCTCTCCTTGTTGGTTACTACTGCTGTTATTGTGGCTGCTTCTTCTTCTTCTAGTGATAGTTCTTCGGGTCCTTCTGTTCCTTCTCGTTCTTCTGGTTCTTCTCGTGCTAGGGGTCCTTCGGGTCCTTCTCGTTCTTCTAGTTCTTCCGATTCTTCCCGTTCAGTCGCCGCCTTTGTCCTCTTAGTTCTCGGTTCCAAATCACTTTCACTAATACCTTCTACCGTCTCCACACCAGCCTCTACCAATTGCTTGAGGAAAGCGTTGCGGTCAAATGGCACTCCTGATTTAGTTTCATCAACAACCCCTTTCACTAAAAAGATTTCCTTTTCATCGAGAGGTCCCTTCACCATCAATTTGCGCTTTAACTGTTCTAAATGTTCGTTCATTTTATACTATTTTATATTATTTTAATAATTATTTTTCGTGAACATAATTTATAATCCCTACTGTAACAGAAGCACCACTTATTATATCTCGTATTATTATACATGGAGGTCATCTATAATAACAACACACCTGTTCAAAATCGTCAATATTTAAAAGTATTTGAAACCCAAACACCACCACAAATAAAGTTGTCCTCTAACATCATCAGACCATACGTTATTGTGATGTATGACCCCGATGCAGTAGGGGGGACTTATTTGCATTGGATTAAGGGGAGTGAGAAGGACTTTCTCTCATACAAAGGTCCTTCACCACCACCAAACACTGGCGAACACCATTATGTTTTTGAGTTTTATATAAAACCAGATGACTTTCATCCTAATGTGGAAGAGAGAACTATCCGAAACAGTATTGAAGAAAGCAAGGCATCATGGGGCTTACACGGAAAACCATTGCACTCCGTCTCGTTCACAGTAAAATCTCCGACCAGCGGAGGAAAGAAGAGCAAGACAAAAAGGACGAAGAGGAGTAAAACCAAGAGAACTAAGACAAAGAGAACTAAGACAAAGAGAACTAAGACAAAGAGAACTAAGACCAAGAAGCCCCATTAAAGCTAAAGCTAAAGCTACTTTTCAAATTTATCGATAGCTTGAATGCCTTCGTTACACGCCACTTGCTCTGCCTTGCGTTTAATTTTGTGTTGACCTTCGCCTAGGTAGATAAGCACCTTAGAATTCTCGGCGACATAATCGTGAATTGCCTTAAAGTTCTGGAAGAAGGCAATGTCCACAGAATCTGCATGCGTCAAATGATAGATGGGTTGACCCAAGCACAAATACACACCCATTTTGTAGCCACGCTCCATGTCGTGTTCGATTTCCAAGTAATGCGGTGTCACCTTGAATTCCTTTTGGATTTTCACTTGCAGTATGTTCTTGTAATTGTCGTCGTTCTGAATGAGAGCCACCCAGTCGATGTGGGTTTCGAAGATGCGATTGATGAACCGTTTGGCCATTTTAAAGCCTGGACTCTCGTCGTCACATGCGTCTTCCGACTCAGGATTGTGTGTTTCGAAATTGAGGAAGAGGGCACCAATAAAGGACTCGAACAGACATCCGAGCTTCTTCAAATTCGTTCTGGTTTTCTTTTCTTCGGCATGCTTGGAGAGAACGAGCCAACGGTGGAGGCCCATTTCCAAAGCAATTTTGCCAATGGCTTCATTTTTCACAATGGCAATCTTCTTCTCCGTCATGAACCCTTCGTTTTCTTTGGGGAAACGTTTGTACAAGTAGAGTTTGGTCACGCATTCCAGGATGCCGTCGCCCAAGAATTCCAGCCGTTCGTTCGATTTTGAACTGAGAGGCAAACAGTCTGGAGGTCGTTCAAGGATCGTGATGTTCTGTTCGGCATTCTCGTATTGAGGTCGCTTCGTATAGGAACGATGCACAAAGGCGCGCTGGTACACTTCCAAGTTGCGCACGATCGGTGGCAGACCATATCTGGAAAGAATAGATTGTACTTCGCACAATGTAATCTTCACGTTCTGAGGATTATACGGGTTGAAGACCAGTCCCTCGTCCGTTTTGATGAGGTCGTCGTCGTGAGCTATTTTGATTTCAGAGGTTGTCATG